TTATTTTTTAGCCAAGATTTCTAGTAAAGATTTGATTTGGGCGTCCTTCTCTTTGATTTGGGCGTCCTTCTCTTTGATTTGGGCGTCCTTCTCTTTGATTCGTTCATCCAACAGCTCGATTTGCGCTCGCAATACATCCGGAGAATCCGAATAATAATGTCGATTGTCTATCGGACTGTTAGTATTATCTCCATTAATCTGAACACCTCCTATGTTGATAGGAGATGACAGCATATCACCGGATCCAGTCATAATCCAAGATTCATTAATCCTGCCATCCATCATCGAAAGTTTCTTTATAAACTTTTCCGACAAAGCGACTTTCCCGTTCAAAATCTGAGATAAAGACGATTCCGTATAGTCAAGAACTGATGCAAGTTCACGTCTTGACTTGATTTTACCCTCAAAAATCAGCCAATCCACAATTTTTATAACTCTCTCTAATTCAGTCATTTTGCATTTTGCATTAAAATAATTCACAACTTACTTTCGATTTTCTATTGACTTAATCGAAAGTTTCTTTATATTTGCAGTCAGTTCTACGGTTGTTATATCTTTTTTCTCTATTAAAGAATTTACAAAGATATAAAAATTAACCTCATAAACAAGAAAGGAGGTGCAGCATGTAGGATAAGTTCATTTCGACACCGTTTTGAGTTCCGGGAGGTCCGGAGGGATCTCCCAAGCAGATAGACCGTTCAAGGCTGAGTCCTGGCGGCGCGGTCAGTTGTTCTGCATAGGGGCGAAGCCGCCCGCCCCACCCTGGCCGGGGTAGTCCATGTCTTCCGGGAGTGGAAAGGGGAAGACGCTTCTTTGGGGAACCAAAAACATATAAGGGGTTCGACTCCTCCCCCGGCCACAAAGAACAACTGATAAATATACTTATTATGAAAAGGACTTTAAGAAAAATCAGAGCGGTCATCCGCCGGTCATCAGCAACAAAATTCATGATCACCTTCTTACTCACAGGAGCCGGAGTTCTGGCATTTATGGTCATCGCAGGTGAAACCGATCCGGAAACGATGTCATTCGCTGAAGCGCTGAAGATCAAAGCCTGGGCTGCAACAGTTATGATCATCGATATCTTGTTATTCAAAATTGCATATAAGAATCGTCTTCTGACGAACGATATATACCGAGAACTCAGGGCCGATAAGATCGCTGTCAAACAGGAGGACTGATCATGGAAGTGCCATTATCATATAATGATCTGGAATTTTTACGTATAGCCTGCCAGATTGCAATCAAAGAATTTCGTTTCAATCCGGAAATGGAAGGGAAATACGGCCCGACAGCAGTCAGCCAGGCAATAACAAAATTTCAAGACCTAGAGACCAGACTAGAAGCAACAATTTTATCTGTATAAACCAGGAGAACATGAAAAGACGAATCTGGACTGAAGATGAACTATCTGTCTTGAAAGGCAGATATCACAATACGACAGCTGGTGATCTTGCAAAGATGTTCGGAAGATCTGTCAGCAGCGTACACGGAAAGGCTGCACAGCTGGGACTGAGAACTGACCCGGAATTCATCAGAGAGATAGGGCGGATCAATTCGAATCACCCAGCCGTCCGGGCAACGCAATTCAAGCCTGGGTCTATACCTCAGAACAAAGGCAAGAAAATGTCTGCAGAAGTGTATCAGAAATGCAAAGGTACGATGTTCCAGGCAGGACACAGGCCTAAGAACAGTCTTCCGGTGGGAACCGAAATATGGAAGGATGACGGCTATCTCTGGAGAAAGATCGCTGAACCCAACAAGTGGAAGCAGGTCCATAGGATCCTATGGGAAGAAAATAAAGGCCCGGTGCCGAAAGGATATATCGTGTCCTTCAAGAACAAGAACCGACAGGATATCAGACTTGACAACCTGTATCTGATATCCAGATCAGAACAGCTGATGAAAGAAAATTCAATGATGGCCAGATATCCGGAAGAACTCAGGAGCGTCATCAGAATCAAAGCAGTAATCAAACGAAAAATCAATAAAATTGACCGTGAACATGAAGAACACAAGTCTTGAAGCGTTGAAAGCGCACCTGTTCGAGACCCTGGAAGGAGTCAAGAATCTTTCGGATCCAAAAGCATCCAAAAACGAAAAAATCCAGCTTGATCAAGCGAAGGCAATCGTCGAAGTGTCGGATACGATCATTGATATCTACAAAGTCCAGCTGGACGCCGCAAAATTTGTCGAAAAGGCCGAAAATCTGAAGACGAGGCAGAATCTTCTGGCAATCGGAATAGAAGAGGTCTGATATGGTGACAACTGAGCAAAGAAAGATCATCGAGTACCTCAAGGAGCAAAAGGAGATCAAGATAAAAGTCAAGGATCTGGACATATCCATCGAAGACAGGATCTGCATCCACTCAATAGCATTATCAATCCAATCAAATTTCAGTCGCGACAATGAAAGAACATATAAAAAGACAGGTTCAACTTCTAAAAATAGACGAAGGAATAACGGTGTATTCTAAAGATGACAGCCAGGGAATACATGGATATTATAGAGGATATAGTAAATCTGACGATATTATTGCTCTCAGATTGGACGATCTTGATGACATGGGGCGGACACGAGTTGTTCCCATACCAGCAGACCTAATCCTTGCAATCGCCACGGATGAAGATGTTAAACCTGGAAATGCTGTTGAAGCCATATTCATCGATGTCAAAACACAAAGATCGATTCCAATGACCTTCAGAAGATCAGATGACATGAAACAGATATCTATTGAAGTGAAGCTGGAAGGCGAAGAGATAGTAAAGAATCAAGACGCGCTATATTTCAGGCTCGCAGCGACCTTGATAGAGAATTTTCGTTCAATGGCACGCAGCTGCAAAATTGAATACGAATAAAGGGGTTAAAAACTCTCATATTGGCTCTGGACGGCCCGACCGGACTGAAGTGATATTCCGTCCGGTTACAAATTCAAATCTCATTACCATGGAAAAGAAAGACATCAAAAAGATCTGTAACGACTTGAAACAAAGTCAGCGAAAGACTATTGTCATCGAAGTCGCCCATAGAGGAAAGCTGGCGGCTGCAACGATATACAGATACCTTAGCGGAGGCGCTATCCCACAATTTTTATATCAGAACCTTATATGCGACGTCATGAACGAGATCTTGAAGACCTCATACACCATTGAAGATCTTTGGCCAAATGAATAGCTATACGCAACTGAAGACTGCCGCGGTATTCATTATTGTCGCGGCAATACTTATATGGATATGTCTGCACGATAGTCCAGACGATTAACCCCCCCCACATGATTCCACAACAAGTCATCGACAGAATCTGTGATCTGGATATCATCAAGATCATAGAAGAAGAAGGCATCGTCCTAAAAAAAGAAGGCGCCTCGCATAAATGCTGTTGTCCGTTCCATAATGAGAAGACGCCATCATTCGTCGTTTCCGTCAGCAGGAATATGTTCAAATGTTTCGGATGCGGCGAAAGCGGCAACGTGATCGACTTCATTATGAAGTTCAAGAATATGGAGTTTCTGGACGCAGTCGAATATCTGGCGTCCAGGCATCATATCGAATATGAAAAGCGCGAACCGACAGCCGAAGAAAGAGAAGCCCGGTTCCGACAGGAATCGCTTCTGATAGTGAATCGCGCCGCACAGGATTTTTTCTGCAGCAGAATGAACGCCCCCGCCGCACAGACTTACTGCAGGAAAAGGGACTGGACAAAAGAGCTGGCAGATGAATTCAAGATAGGCTATGCGCCCAAAGGGAACGAACTCCTGAAAGAACTCACTGCAGCTGGACACAAGACCGATATCTTATTGAAGGCAGGACTGATCAAGCAAAATCCCGATACAGGGAAATGCTATGATACATTCCGTGAAAGAATCATCTTCCCTATCACAGACAAGTCCGGAAGGATCCTCGGATTTTCCGGACGATATATAGGAGATAACGAAGAGATCGCCAAATCCGTCAAATATCTGAATACGGCCGGGACCGAAATCTTTACCAAAGGAAAAGAGATATTCGGTCACTATCAGGCATATAGGGAAATAGCCAACACAGAAACAGTATTCCTGGTTGAAGGTAATCCGGATGTGATACGAATGCATGAAGTCGGTGCCAGGAATACAGTGGCGCCGCTAGGCACCGCGCTGACAGAGGATCAGATCAAGGAGCTGGCCAAAAAGGCAAAGACTTTCGTAATCGTAGGAGATTCGGACAAAAGCGGCGTAAATGCAACGATAAGCCACGGAATCGCCATCATCCAGCAAGGATATGGATGTAGAGTCATGCCAATAGAGGGCGCAAAGGATCCGGACGAATACTTTGCGATCCGAAAGAAGGAATTCAATGACTACTACATCCAGAATGCACAGGACTTCATCCCATGGCTGGCCGACTTGCGACTGGAAGGAAAGCGCACCCAATCGGAGATATCGAACGTGATCGTCGAAATCGCCGGACTCATAGCCTACTGCAGGGATGAAAACCTGGTCAAGATGTATCTGGAACGCCTGACCAGCAAATACAAGCATGGAACGGTATGGAAGGGCGAATATCACAAGGCAAAGAACAAACTGAACCGCGCCGCGGAAAAGACGACCGGATCAGAAGACATGATCGCGAATTATGGCTTTTTTGTGAAAAATAACTGTTATTACGGAGTCAGCGATCGAGGCGGTGACAAGTTGTGGAGCAATTTCATTCTAAAGCCGATCCTGCACGTCAAGGACGAAAAGAATGCCCGAAGAATCTTCATGATGGTGAACGTCATCGGCCAGGAGTCGGTCATCAAGCTGAAGCAGTCGGAACTGGTATCATTTACCGACTTCAAGACCAGGATCGAATCAGCCGGAAATTTCATCTGGGAGGCCGGCCAGCCGGAGCTTCAGCAGCTGAAGAAATATCTATATAGCGAAACCGATTCTGCAGATGAAATCAAGCAGCTGGGCTGGCAGAAAAGATACGGATTTTTTGCGTGGGGAAACGGAGGCATGGACGGAGGCGTATTCGAGAAAGCGGACAAATTCGGAGTCGTTACAATCCAGGACCGTAAATACTATATTCCGGGAAATGCACTGGACACGATCGACAACACGCAAGGATATCAGATCATGAGAAGGTTTGTCTATGCAGAAAGCAGTAACATCACCCTGAACGAATTTGCCGGAAAACTGATAGGAGTCTTCGGGAACAACGCGAAAGTGGGACTGTGTTTCCTTCTGGCGACACTTTTCAAAGATATCGTGACATCAATCACGACATCATTTCCTATTCTCAATCTATTCGGTCCGAAAGGTACCGGAAAATCCGAACTGGGACATGCCCTTGTCTCATTCTTCATGACCAACTATGAAGCACCAAACATCAACAGTTCGACCAAAGCCGCGCTGGCGGAAGCCGTGGCCGAGGTATCGAATGCGGTCGTTCATCTGGACGAATACAAGAACAATCTGGATCTGGACAAGAGGGAATTTCTGAAAGGAATCTGGGACGGTACCGGAAGATCCAGGATCAACATCGACAACGACAAGAAGAGAGAGACCACAGCCGTGGACAGCGGCGTGATAATGTCCGGCCAGGAAATGCCGACTGCAGATATCGCTCTGTTCAGCCGCCTGATATTCCTAACCTTCTCAAAGGCTCAATTCAACGACGACGAGAAACGAAAGTTCGAGGAACTTCAGAGGATCCAGAAGAAAGGACTGACACATCTGACCGCCGGGATCCTCAAACTCAGGAACTATTTTCAAGCAAATTTCAGGAACGCCTGGGATGAAGCCATGTCCGACATGAACGAACTGGTCCGAGATTCAAACATCGAGGATCGAACCCTCAGGAACTGGGTGGTCGCACTGTCGGCATTCCGCTGTCTTGAAAAGAAACTGGATCTGCCTATGTCATACGGAGAAATGCTGAAGATCTGCGCCGACGGTTGTCGTGATCAGAACGCGAAGACCATTCAGAACAACGAGCTGTCCGGATTCTGGGATACACTCGACATCCTCGTTTCCAGCTCGAAGGTATGGATCAACGTCGATTATCGCATCGAATCCGGAAAGGATAGAGAACACCCTATCCGAGAAGGAAAGCCGATACACCTCAGAAGCGACAAGCGATATCTGTTCCTGTCCTTCAGCCGCGTGGCCAGCCTATACAGCAAGGAGACCAGAGATTCCGGAAACAAAAGCATTCCGGCAGAATCACTCAAATTCTATCTGGAAAAGTCCGATGAATTCTTGGGCACCGCAAAATCTATCCGTTTCAGAATGGTAGATACGCCACAAGGATATATCGGGGCCACATCGTCAAAATCAAAGGTCACTACAGCGATGATCTTCGATTATGACGCCATAATCGAGAAGTACGGTATCGATATCGATATCGTCACCGACCAAAGCGACGAATCCGGATCCGAAGCGAAAGCGCCAGAATACACACCGCCGCCACCGCCCGATCCAAGCCTGTACGATGAAGACGACTAATGGATGAATATAGATCACTAATGTTATGGACCGACTTTAATATATATTGCTTTTCCTGTGTACATAAGGAAAAGATCGAGGTAATGAAACCGAAATATATAAAATGGGTCAGATCGCTGAAGCTGATGCAGTGGGCACCGATCACAAGACCGGACGCAAACTTCTCTGATATCGCCTTCGCGGTCGGTATCTTATGCGTAATCCACGAAGAAGGAGAAGTCAAGTTTACATTTAACGAAAACGCCACCCATATCCGGAGGGATCCGGCCGACGAAAAGGAATACCAGCAATGGCTCAATATGAAATAATAGTAAATTTTCTATTATTTTTCTTTGTATTTAATAGAATTTTTACTATCTTTGCAATACCAAACAACACGCAATATGAAAAGTTCAGAATTTCACAAGCTCGTAAGAGCGAACGGATGGGTGAAGATCCGGTCAGAAGGAAGTCACTACATCTACAAGAAAGGAGACCGGATTTATCCTGTACCATGGCACGGAGCTAAAGAAATAGGTATAGGACTTGAAAAGAAAATGAGACGGGAAATGGGGCTGAAATAAGCCCCTCCCTTAAAACAATACAGACATGAAACAGATTGCAGCTATAATTGAAAGGGCGGAAGACGGAACTTTCAGCGTCTATTGTAAAGACGAAATCTTCTCAGGAATGGGAGATACTATCGCAAAGGCCAAGGAAGATATGATCAGACAGATGGCTATATACAAAGAAACGGCAGTTTCAGAAGGGTTCAAATATCCAGAATTCCTTGATGAAGAATACGCGATAGACTATACCATCGATTCCCTCAGCTTGATGAACTATTACATCAAGGCTGGCATTTTTTCTCTTGCCACATTGGAGAAGATTACAGGAATCAACCAGAAGCAACTATGGGCATATACAACAGGCACAAAGCCACGCAAAGCCCAAGCCGATAAGATTCGCACCGGATTATTCAATCTGTCAAAAGATCTTGATGCCGTATTCGCGTGATGTTTGGTAGCTTGCACGAAGCGCATCAAAGCCCCGGAGAAATCCGGGGCTTTTTCTTTGCTTACAATTCAAAAGCATTCAACATCTTAAAAATCATTTGCAAATAGATAACAATCGGATAATTAGCTTATTTATAAACCTTATTTCCATCGACACTTCAAATAAAATAGCTAAATTTGCATACCTGGCTTCCAAAAGTTTGCAAAAAGCCCAACTACACCAACTACATTTGCCTACATCAATATAAGCCATTAATAACGAATGAAATACAACGACATATATATGTAGTTCCGGAACTACACTCGAACTACATTGAACTACAAATGTAGGCGCTTCTGAAATACTGAACTACAGAACTACAAACCCCAAAAACTTAACCCATTGAGCATCAACGATGTAGTTTTGTAGTTGATGTAGTTCGGAAAACATGTATCCCATATATTAAAAAACACTGAAATGCGGCTTTATCTCCAACTCGACAGCGAAATGCTTACAGATTATATCCGGTATATCTTCAACGGAGACGCGACGTCACCACTGAAGATTAGTTCCAGCCATGAATTCGGAGAACTCCTGATCGCTCATGCCAGGACATCGGACAGACCTGTATCCCGCCCAGATGGCAATCATGTCATAGAGATCGAACTCCCTATGAGCAACGCGACACAGTCCCTGGCGAACCGGTTCCTGTACTACTCAAAAGCCGACATGAAGCGTCTGAATATGGGGCTGCATGCGATCTTCAACATCGATTTTCAACAGTATTATCTGAAGGGACTGGAACTGGAATTCGCAAAGAAGGATATCGTCACAGCGTTCATCACGTCCAGAAAACTGTTTTCTGCAGATGTATATGACGCAATCCACAAACGCGCGTACCGTCGTGAGGTCGCAAAGCAGCAGAAACTGACAAGGAAACTCCTGAGAAAAGTCTATTATATAGACGAATCCATCAACACCACCGGACTAAACACAGAAAATCATGATTAAGATCATCACCGACATCCTTATCACAGACCTGGACAATGCAGCCGGCGTCTGGAAGTTCGTCCCTATCGTTCCCGCCAGCGGCACATATAAATCAGAGAGCAGCGCCGGCGGATCCGGACGACTCGCAAAGATCACACTGGACTGCAAGGTCACTCACGTCATTCCGGAAATGAGACGGAACGTGTCTCTTCAGGTCAGTTTCGATGACGGCACAAAGGCGGTCGTCGGCACGAATGATCTGCCTGCAACACTGGACATCAAGGAGTCCGACATCATCCAGATCTCATGCAAATGGAGCGCCCCTGACATGATGTAGATGTCCTTTCAATCTCAGAGGCACATCGATAGATTTGCAGAAAACTTTTTGAAATGCCTCGTTCACCTTTTCTCAACAATACCCAGATAGCCCTGGATATCCTCCGGGGCATCTGGCTTTTGCATGACGCGGACGCGCTCCTGCCTTATGCACTGAAGTTCTTAGAGCGCAAGACTTCTGAAGCCGCGAAAAACGAATATACTCCATCGCTTTCATCCGGATCCCGATCATCCCAAAAGAAATCATCTTCAGATCAGAAGAAAGTCCTGGTACTCCCTATCCATGGAGCGCTGACAAAATACGAAACCTGTACTACATACGGCACCACTGACATGGCGGCCGCACTTCTCGAATATGCATCGAAAGATGACATCGTCGGCGTAGTCCTGGATATCGATTCGCCGGGCGGATCATCGAACGCGATCATGCCGATGGTCAATGCGATCAATCAGGTCAAGGCGATGGGAAAACCTATCATCGTGCATACTGATTTTTGTGCATCCGCGGCTATCTGGGTCGCTTCACAGTGCGATGCGATCTTCATGGACAACTCACTGTCAGAAATAGGATCCATCGGAGCATACGCGACTATCTTCGACAACAGCCAGAATCTCCAGACCGGCGAAAAGGTCATCACCATATACGCCGACGAATCATCCGACAAAAACAAGGGAATCCGTGAAGCCCTGGAAGGCAAGTACGACACAATCAAAGCCGAACTTTCGGAACTTGTATCAGACTTCCAGACCGCCGTGAAAGCCGGACGTCCGGATCTCAAAGCCGATGCTGAAGGCGTTATGACAGGAGCCATGTTCCGTCCGGCCAAAGCGATCAAACTCGGACTGGCTGACGGAATGGCATCACTCCAGGAGTGCATCGAAAATGTATATATCAGGGCCGAATATCAATAAACCATAATTATCAATATCATGAAACTCACAAAACTTTCAAACTCCAAGATGGGACAGGTTCTCGCTAACCTGTTCAAGAAAGATGTGCTTTCTATCGCTGACGACGGCAAAGTCCAGCTGTCTGACGAAGAGCGTGAGATCGTGAAGAAGACGTTCGGTGAGAAGTTCCTCACAACGTTGGAAAACACGGTCTTTGACGAAACCGCTTCAAACGAAGAGGTGAACACGCTTTTCAATGCTGCAGTCGAGGCAAAGACCGCAAGCCTTCAGACCGAACTCGCTGAAGAGAAGGCAAAGAACAAGCAGCTTCAGGACAGCGTGAACGTATTGATCGCTGAACCTGAGACTAAGCCTAAGGCAGAGAAGGTTCGTGCAACAAAGAAGACACAGACCTTCAAGATCAACACAGCTGCAGCCCACAATGCAGCAGCTATCGCAGTACTCGCTGCAGACAACCCGTACACAGCGATCAACAACCTGTCAGACCAGACAATCGACATCACCGAGGTGAAGGCAGAGCTTAACATGGCGATTCCGCTCGGAACCAAGCTCGATCTTCTCGATACACGCATTTACGGCGGCTACAACGACGCAAAGCATTTCCGTCAGATCGAGAGCAACGGCAAGGACTACAAGGCCATTTCAGCCCTCATTTCTGAGGTAGTTCAGCAGTTCACTCCAGCATGGACTCCTAAGGGAACCGCTAAGTTCCACCCGCTCACAATTCCGTACCGTCGTCACAAGATCAATGTCCCTATCAACCCTACAGAGGTGATCGGTACATGGCTTGTCGATCTCTACAAGCAGGGCCTTTCTCCAGACCAGCAGCCTTTGGTGCTTTATATCTTGAACAACCACGTCATGCCTAGAGTCAGCGAGGATATCACATTCTCGATGCTCGGTAAGGGTAAGTATGTCGAGGCTACAGATGTCCAGGACGGCGCTGAGGGTACAGCTGCAGCTGAGTCGATGGACGGTCTTGAAACTATCCTCGTCGAGGCTAAGAAGTCCGGCAAGACCAGGATCAACTTCTTCAAGAATGCGAGAAACATCCTTGAAATCGAGGATGACAAGGAATTCGTGGAGTACATCCACAATTACGCTGAGAGCATTTCACCTGTGTTCAAGACATCGATCTTCGAGATCAAGTGTTCTGACAAGGTGCTTCAGCGCTATCGTAACGCCGACTTCACCCTTTACGGCAAATATGTCGGTGAAGACCAGGGCAACAGGATCCGCTTCTCGAAGTTCGAGCTTGTTACCATGGACTGTCTCTATGATTCACCTATCCTGTTCGCAACCCCTAGCAACAACATGTGTATGCTCGTCGATCATGCGACTGCAGCGAACTGCGTGAACGATATCCAGAAGGAAAACTACAGCGTGAAGATCTTCGGAGAATTCGCCCTTTCTGTAGGATTCCTTATCGCTGAGGCTGTATTTGCCCTCGTTCCTGACGGATACGATCCATCTGCAGCTGTGATCTCAGATCCTTTGAAGTACAGCGGAAACTGGTACAACGGAGGTGAGGAAACAACAGGAGACAGCAACGAAGGTGACGAAACAACAGGAGACAGCAACGAAGGCGAAACAACAGGAGACAGCAACGAAGGCGAAACAGAGTAATCCCCTAGCCAGAGCCGGATCCAGCGCGATCCGGTTCCGGCTTGAACATTAACCCATAAAATCACTTTCACCATGTTACCAAAGGTATCTATCAATAAGAACGGAGACGGCGCCGGATGCGCTACTCCAAAGGATCCCACCATCATCGTCGTCGATGTGGATGATGTAGCATCAGAGCCAACCCGCGTCGTCGGAAACACAGTTCTGGAGGGCGACCTCGAACTGAAGGAAGGCGCCAAGGCAATCGGCATCTATGCAACCCCTGACACCATCGACGCCGGATACGACCAGGAAGGCGAAACCGACGCAAGAGGATTCAAGGACAAAGTCGGATTCGACCACCCTGGCGACAGCACTGACATCAACAACTTTGCTGAAGGCGGTGCAAACAAGGGATTCATCATCCTTGTCAAGGAGTGCGACGGCACAGCCAACGGCAAGACCAAGATGTACGGCCAGAAGTGCAGCCCGCTTTTCATGACGTCATCACCTACCAACAACAAGGAGGGAAACAAGCGTCACTTCGACTTCAATCAGTCCATGGCCACAAAGTTCCTCCCTGGCGAATACCCTGGCAAATTGCCTGAACTTGCACCTACATCAGAGGCTGCAGCAGCTAACGAAACAGAGTAATTATGGAAGAGAACACAATGACAGCAGCTGCAGCCGAAAGCGCTGCAGCTGATCCTTCACAGGATATCCAGCCTATCGACATTCCTGAAGATTGCTACTGTCCGGCTGTCGTCGTAATGTGCCACCCCGGCACACTCGACTTGATGAAACGCATCTGGGAAGAGAGACTTCAGAATACAGCACTGATCTTCATCGAACTTGATGAATCTACAGAGGGCCTTCTCAATCAGTTGGGGCGCGCCCTGGCACACAAGGAGATCACTCCGACATTCGTCCTGGCACCTGCCAACCTGATTCCATGTTCAGAGATCACGCTCGACGACCTTCAGATCCCTGTCGTGTATGTCACTAAGGACGGCAAGAGAGTCTATGACGCCGTCATTCCTATGACATTCGATGTCGAGAAGGCTCAGGAACTGATCGAAGAAATGGCAATAGCAGACACCTATTCTGCAAAAGAGTTCGTCAGACTGAACGAAGATTTTGCCCGCGCGTATGCTGAGAGACACCGCACCCGCGCCCTGGAGGTCGGAATCAGTTTCGGAAACTACATCAGCCCTGTCACAAGAGGCACGCCGTGCGGAAACAAGGTGATTGAAGCCCTGATGCGAAAGAAATTCCTTTCGGCCAACAAGGTCGGCTTCGAGGCCATCGAATCGGAAATCATAATGACACTGAAGAAGTAATGAACGAAATTTCCAAGTGGTTAAATGAAGGAGCCGGGATCCAGGAAGGAATCCGGCTTCTTTCAATATACGCCCCGAACCCCCGGATCGCCCGGCTGGCCAAGGCAAATCCGAAGATCTTCGGACACCTCCTGATCGACGCGCTGACACCATTTGCAGCAGCTGATCAGAAGACAGTCCCGGTACCGACAAGACAGTTCCGGAAGGACTGGCCATTCCTGGCAGAACCGACATGTCCGCCGGAACTGAAGATCCTGGCAGCCGACAAGATCACAGCCTACAACACATACGTTTCCGAACACAGGAAACTAGCATCCTGCACATCCCTTCAGCAGTGCTTCGAATGTGCAAAAAAAATCATAGAAAATTATAAGGAAAATCGGAAAATCCTTTCCGAATTCGCTTATTACAAGGAACATGGGAAGATCCTGGGAGAACATCCCATTTTCAAAGAAATGGAACGACTGTCCGACCTCCGTTCCCTCCCTATCACGAAACTTCTGAAGAAAAAGAAAAATCTGGAAGACAACATCTGGCGGATCCAGTCGGAAATCCGCAAGAACGACAAACCTCACCTTCTCGAATCAAGACAGGAACGCCTGAAGTCCCGCCGTCTGGAACTGGCAGAAGTGAACCGCCTGATCGAGGACTACGAAAACCGAAAATGACATGGCACTGTTCGAACTGAAGATCCCGGAATCCACCAACACCCGGGAACAAAGCAATACACTGAAGGATAAATCAGCCGCAAAAGCCCTGCAGCTGATCAAATCCCATACGGCCAAGGTCGCAACAGTCAATCAGCATATCCCGGGCGTACCCAAGGCAAACGAAGTCATCTTCGTCTGGACGACAAACCAATTCAACACGACATCATTCATCCTTTGGCTGATCGATCACATGAAACAGATCGACAACCTCACGATATCTACATATTCCATCGGCGCAAACTGCATCAACGCCCTGATGAAACTGGTCGATTCCGGAAACATCAAAAATGTCTATCTCTACATATCGACATACATGCAGAGCGTAAACGCCAAATGCGTCGATCTCCTGAGATCACAGGCCGCCACGCGACCGAACGTCTCGATCGGATACGGATTCAACCATTCGAAGATACTCCTGGCACAAACCGGATCCGACTTCGTGGTCATCACCGGATCCGGAAACTTTGCCGAAAACGCGAGAAACGAACAATACACAATCTGCAACGATGAACGAATCTACAAATTCTATTACGACTGCATCCGGGAGGATAGTCCTGACGGACGATGACAGACTGAACCTTCTGCAGCTGGGAAAATTGAAGTGGTCTGAAAGAGAAATCGCGATATTCTTCGGATGGGATCCCAAACTTCTGAAAAAGGAACTGGAAGATCCAAACGGAGAAATCTCGATGATCCTCCTTCGTGGCGAACTGATCGGAAAATTCGAGATCGAGGCCCGTCTGCAGGCAGACGCGGCCGGCGGAAACCTGACAGCAGCCAAACAGTTCACCGAGATCATGCGAGAACGATCCTTCACCGCATCGAAACTCGATATTTTCGGCGGCGCCGAAAGTGAAGACATCTTCGAGGCGATCCAGGACTATTTCAAGAACGGCGGATCCGCAACCCTAGGGAACCAGGAACAGACATATCTCGAGATCCTTCAGATCATATACTCATTCGATGTCAAGTGCGGCAAGAGGGCGACGATCAGGATCCTGACAAAACCCCCTTACAACATGTCATACGACCGCGCCCGCGACCTTCATGCTGAAGCGATCGAACTATTCAACTCAGGACGAAAGAACAGCAAGGAAGCGATGCGGTACCACATGGCCGACACATACGACACACTGTATCACCTGGCACTGGAAAAAGCGACATCCACAAAGGACGTCATGCTGGCATCCGGAATCCTGGAGAAAAAGAACAGGCTACTTCGTCTCGATCAGCCTGATGAAGAGCGTCCGGACGAAAGACAGTACCTGAAGCAGATCCGACTCCTTTCGACCAATCCGGAATCGATCGGACTTCCATCTGCAGACAGGGACGCCCTGGCAGCCCAGATCGACGCCCTCGACGATCTTCCGGCACCGGTCAAGCAGCGCCTGAAGATGGACGCCGGAATCATAGACATGGATATCCAAAAAATACTGGAAGATGGGACACAGGAAGAGAGTTAAAGAAGAATCGACGGATCTCGTTTCCGTCCAGTACCAGAACAAGGTCGCCCAGGTCATCAGCCTGGTAGGCGCCCGTCGTACATTCGTACACCTGGGTCGTGGATCCGCCAAGACGACGGATGTCCAGTGCGAAAGGCTGATCGATCTGATGACCGACATGCCGGGCGCCCCGGTCGTCTGGGTCGCATCCACATTCACAGACCTGCAGTCGAACATCCTTCCTGCAGTACTCGAAGGTCTGGAACGAAAAGGCTACATCGAGGGAACACACTTCGTCGTCGAGAAGAAACCGCCCACATTCACCGACAAGGAAAAGGAAGATCTTCCTGACTGGCTGAAGCCTCACTTCTGGACACCCTACAACAAACTGGCCACCTACAAGCGAACAATCGTCTTCTATACCGGTCTGAACATCCGGTTCGGATCACTCGACCGCCCGTCATCCCTGGCCGGCGGATCATTTGTCTTCGTATTCGGAGACGAAGGAAAATACTTCAACCCGACCAAGATCGCAAACCTCCTGAAGGCAAACCGCGGATACTTTGCCGAATACGGTCACAGCGTCTTCTATCGAGGCGTCATGTTCACCTCCGACCTGGCAGACACATCACACATCGGCGAATACGACTGGATGGAGAAAGAGGCAAAGAACCTGAACATCGAGGCATCACTCATGGTGATCCGCGTCGGTCTGGTCTATAACGAGGCGCTTCACGAATACGTCGCCGCAAAAGAAAAATGGATCCGGACACAATCGCATGCCGATCTTCTCGACTGCAGGAACAAACTCCGAACCGCTAACCGCTGGAAAATGCGCTGGATCATCGCACGCAAACAGCCGGATGCAGCCACCTTCTACATCCGTGCATCCAGTTATGTGAACGCCGACATCCTTACAGCCGAATGGTTCCATGACGCGATCGCATCCGGACTCCCTGACACAAAGACAGCGATCTTCTCAGTGAAGCCCACACTTAGCAGCGGCGACCGGTTCTATTCGAATCTGCAGGAACATCACTTCTACTTCGACGGCATCAACGAAAAGATATACGACCAGTTCGGACTCAGAGAGGCGGAAGACTGCAGGGTACTGAGGTACCTCGATATGGACAAACCCCTTCAGGGCGGCGTGGACTTCGGAAACATGTGTTCCTTCTCGATCGCACAACCCGGCATCGAGAAGGGCGCGTCCGTGTTCCGCGTCCTGAAGTTCCTCTACACCCTGGCGCCTGACTACCTTCAGGAACTGGGAGAGAAGTTCCGCAACTACTTTGCACCGCACCGCCGCAAGATCCTGAAGCTCTACTATGACCGCGCCGGAAACAGCTACAAGAAAGTCAAGAAAGACCAGATCTCAGAACTGAAGCGCGCTATCGAATACGACCGCGAGGGCAAACGGTCAGGATGGAGCGTCCACCTCATGTCCATGGGACAGGGAAACCTGGAACAGACAGAGGAACATCACTTCATGCAGATCTTCATGTCCGGACAGAATCCGCGTCTTCCAGCCCTGAGGATCGACGCCTATGCATGCAAACACCTGAAGCTATCCCTTCAGAACGCCCGCACCAAGGTCAAGAACGGAATCGTCTATAAAGACAAATCGTCCGAAAAGCTCCCGATATCAGACCTCCCGACACAGTCCACCAACCCGTCCGACTCATTCAAGTACCTGATGATGACACCGGAGTTCAGAAGGATCGTGAAAGACCATCACAGCACCGTCCAGGGCAACATCGACATCACCCAGATCTGACCCCTTCCGCCATATATCACCTTTCGAGAAGACTTGCAACCGCAAGTCTTCAAGAGGGCGGGACGCGCTCTTGAAGCATCGAAAAAATCGCTTTTCCCACGCCCGCAGACCCAATGTCATGAGCATCAGCGGATTCCATTTTTCCAGCCTCCGAAAAGCCCCGAAAATCGGCTGTTTTCGGTAGTGATATCGGATGTTTCCGCCTGCAGAACCGGATTTTCCAAAGACCCGGATCGGTCGTCGCAAAAGGCACATCATGTCCTTTATCAGGTGCTTATCTCTAACGACATTTGCACCATGGATCTGTTTGATGCTATACATGAGATGCGCCGCCTTTCCAAGGAAGGAAAACCCTTCAGCTTCTCGTTCATGAGCTGCAACCTGTCAAAAGGTTCCAGCGACGGAATCGTGGAAGTCAGAAGGGCAAAACTCATTTCCAGAGAATCCAAGACATATCATGTGAACGCCGATTTTGTGGAAAGATACATGGATCTGGACACAAAGGAGCCGCGTCACTTCTATCAGATCCTGCTCATGACTTTCAACGGCCAAACAGTCACGCTACAATGAAAACAGAAAAAATCACGAATCATTCCTATGCGATCCACATGGATGACGGGCGCGTCTTCATCCTGTCGAACCGTCTGGATCACTCACTGAACAGTTTCGCTTCATGGGGCCGAGGCGGAAACTGGGAGACATTACCGCATTCTGTCGGCCCGGCTAAAGTCGTGCCGTATGGCCCGTCGAACGATCTTCCTACCTTCATCCGCGATGTAGTCAGCGACAACAACCTTGTGCCAGGAGTGATCGCCCGTCAGATGGGACTCCTTTGGGGGCAAGGCCCGCAGCTTTACAGCCTCGACTTCACCGGCGGAAACATCACAAAGGTCTGGAAGGAAGACAAGGAAATCATGAAATGGCTGAAGTCATGGAACTTCGAGGAATACCTCCGGGCATGCACAACAGACTATCTGCACCTGTCAGGATTCTTCAATTCGGTACATCTGACCAAAGGATCCAGGATCGGAGCAAAGAAGATCGCACACCTTGAACACATCCCGGCGAAAAACGCCCGTCTGGGATGGACGAACACCAAGGACATCAGGGACGTGAAGGAAATCTTCGTCGGCAACTTCGAAATGCGCTGCATGGATACCGGCGTGACCAAATATCCGGTATATGACCCTTCAGACCCTGGCAAATACCCTGTATCGGCGGCATACAATCACCTGTATTCATTCTCCAGGGACTTCTATTCGATCCCGCAGTTCTGGGGCGCGCTGAAATGGATCATCCGCGGATCAGAGATCCCGAGCATCTTCAAGTATGTGACCGAAAACAGCATCAACCTTGCATATCACATCCATTCGCCTGAAGCATACTGGGATTTGAGACGAAGAATGCTCCGAACCCTGCATGAAGACTGGAGTGAACAGGAAATCGAAGTCGAGATCAGAAAACTCACTGTCAAACTTCTGAAGAGCATGACAGAAGCCCTCTCAGGCAAGACCAACGCCGGAAAGGCATTCCACACCATCGACGTGGTCGATGACACAGGCGCAACCCGTGAATGGAAGGTCGAGGCGGTCGATCAGAAGACAAAGGACTTCATCGAGGGTCAGCTGAAGATATCGGAAGCATCCACATCGGCGATCACATCCGGAATGGGACTCCATCCGTCACTTTCGAACATCATGGTGAACGGAAAACTGGCATCCGGATCAGAACTCCTGTACGCCTTCAAGCTGTACCTGAATTCAGACGTGGAGATCCCGTCTTCCATCATCCTGGGGCCTATCAACCAGGCGATCGCGTTCAACTTCCCGAACAAAGACCTTCAGATAGGATTCTATCATCAGTCAGTCAAGTCAGAAGAGAGCCTGACATCATCCGCACGAATTAAAAACAACTGATATGCTATTCAATAAATCAGGAAAGGGATCACTTGAAATCTATGAGATTGCAGGAAATTTCCCGGCATCGACACCGTTCGATTCAATCAGAAACGAAGTCCTCGACGCCGAAAAGATCGTCGGCGATCTTGTCGGTACCGAGATCATGAAGGCAGCTCAGGCAGCCTATGACAGCGAGAACCAGGAAGAGGGCAAGCAGCTGATCGATGCGATCCGACGCCCGGTCGCATGCCTGGCCGTCCAGATGCATTCACAGCTGTCCGGCGTCTCCCATGGTGAAGGCGGACGCAAGATCAAAGTCGATGAAAACGAAAAGATCCCGTTCGAGTGGATGATCGACCGCGACGACAAAGCCATGAAAGAAAGATACTACAGGGCGCTGGACGGCCTGTTCCATTTCCTGCCTCAGGAAGAAAACAGCGAGCTTTGGAATAAATGCCCGCTGTCGGCCACACTGTCATCATGCATTGTCAAGACCGTGGCCCAGTTCGAGACAGTCTATCCTATCGACGGAAGTCACTACACCTTCTACAAGATCCTGCCACTGATGATCGAAGCCCAGGATTCGCTTCAGAGCAAGACCGGTCTGAACGCCGACCAGATGTCAGGAAACAAGAAAGCCGTCAAATATGTGGTGCTTTCAGCGCTGGCAACAGCCCTGAAAAGATGGTCGATCGTGATCTTCCCTCAGTCGATCGCGCGTCAGTTCGCCCCGTCATACCAGGGCAACCGCGAGACATCGGCAGCCACCATGAAGGAGATCAGTTTCGCAGCTGACAACTTCCTGAAGGATGCGAACGACACCCTTCAGACCATCAGACAGGCGATATCGCCGACATCAGAGGCTGCAGCCCTACTCCCAGACAACGATCCGAAAGACAAATTCTTCACAGCATGACACTGATCGAGATACCAGACGCAAAAGGCGCATCCATAGAGATCCCAAGCAGCTGGGACGAAATGACGCCACAGCAGATCCGTTTCGTCTTCAGGACACACGAAGAGTGCGTCCGGAACGAACTGTCACCCCTGGACTTCAACATCAGGGTGCTTTATTATCTGATGGGAGTGAAGAGAACCTTCAGAAGCATCAGGAAATTCTGCACACAGAAGGTATTTGCACAAAAGATCAGCGAAAATGTCTTCTGGCTATGTCACAACTGTCTGGGATTCCTGTTCGAAGACACAAAGGAGCCTGATCAGCTGCCACGCCTGGCATACAAGTCTGTCATCAACTCCTTGCCGGAGATCAGGAGCAAATTCGGCCCGCTCCTGATCGGCCCGGCAGATCTTCTCGCAGACCTCACGTTCAGGGAATTCAGAGGCGCTTCAACAGCCCTGACATCATTCTTCAAGAGTCACGACATCGCAGATCTGGACGAATGCATCGCCTACCTGTACCGCCGCCGGTCACGCAGACCCAACAGAGCCGGACGGTCAGTCAAGCCTGTCGGTCAGGACTTCAGGAAGGACGTCAGAGCGATATCCCGTATCCCGGCATGGCAGAAGAACCTGATCATGTGCTGGTTTTCATCCTGTCTGGAATACCTTCAGAACTCAAAGATCACACTGGACGCCGAAGAGGTCGATCTGAAGGAACTGTTCAACGGCGCTGACCAGCCGGGGCCGAAATTCAACTGGACTGACCTTCTGATCCAGCTGGCAAGGGAAAACACAATCGGAAACATCGACCGCGTGGACGAAGAACCGCTTCTTTCGGTACTCTCGATCATGTGGACGAACCACAAAGAACACAAGAGAAATGAATCCATTCGCAAAACTCAAACGGGTAAGTGATTATCTGAAGAACCTGAAGACCGCCGACCTGACGAACATCTTCGTCACTGACCAGGCGAACATCGTCAAGAGGCTGGCCACGACCACAGGGATAGTCGTGGCGTCAGCCCGTCCGGAACTCTCGACCGACGGAAAACTGACACAGTACGACATCAACACAGTCATATTCGTCCTTCATGCAGATCTGGGAAACGGAGGTACCGACGACAAGATCAACGACCTATATGACCGCATGAGCGAGGTCGCGAAAGACATTTCCCTGCAGATCATCAGCAACACAGAAGGCGCATGCAGCAACCTTCGAGGACTTTCGGTCAGCAAGATCGCACTGACGCCGACGGCATCCGTATTCGGCGGATTCTTCGGATGGATCCTCGACATCACACTTGAATAATGGCAGCAATCGACAGATTCATAGACTCCGTCCTGAAGGAAGAGGGAGAAAGCATGCTCGAAGCCCAGGGGCGTCAGATCAGCACCGTCCTGAAGAAACGATCCGGATATCTGCAGTCCGGACGAACAGTCAGGATATCCGGCGGCGTCCTGACCTTCGATCACCCCGTCTATGAGAGGTTCCTCGACATGAAGACCAGGCTGGCCAGCGGAAAGACCCGCAAAGGAAAGAGGATCCACAACCGATTCACATACGGCACCTTTGCCCGGATTGCAGACCGCCTGATGAACGGATACACCGAGGAAGTCGCAGCCAAATTCAAGGATCTGAACTGATCTTCAGGAAAAAAGTTTGCCACAAGTTGGTCACTTTTGGACACAAGTCAAAACCGCCCTGCAGGCATCTGCAAGGCGGTTTTTGTTTGGACTTGTACGGAATTGGACACAAGTCTTGACAAGTTTTCCGACCCTTTCGCCAAAATTTTTCACAAGAATTTTCACGATTTGCAAAAATTTTGCTTACATTTGTAGTGACCTACTACATAACGACACACATTCTATTAGCGGCGGTTCCCTGAACTCAAGACAATAGAATATAATTTTCCAGCCAGGGCGTCGAAGGCGAAAGCCTCGACTGTACACGCCGCAAGGTTATGTATGTAGGTCAGCCCGTAAAGGCTGGATTTTTATTTAATACTTTATCGTTATGACCTACGACGAAAACAAAAACCGTCTGATCAGGACGGCGGAACTCCAGAATCCGACATCACATCTGGCAAAAGTGAAGGCACTGGCAAAGAACCTGGACACATGGTTCGAAAGCCTCGACGCACCGACAAAGGAGGCGCTTCAGAGCCTGTATGAATCCGCAAAGTTCAATCTGGACAATGCAAGGTCTGACATTTCAGCGCTGACATCGGCGTATCTGAACGCGATCGCCAAGGCACTGGCAGAAGAAAAGGAGGGCCTGAAATGAATACTGCAGACAAAATCCTGGACATCATGGTGGACATTCACCGGATCCGCGCGCGAATCAAGAAACTTGACAGGAAGGAAAACTTCTCGAAACTGTTCCACAACACCTATCAGGACGTCCTGCAGTACCTTCAGGAATCATCCTACTTCATGGCGGACTTCTTCATCGCACTGTCACCATGCGAAATCGATGACGAAGAGTGAAAATCCTTGAAAATTCTTTATAAATTTACAAAAATTACAAAGAAATGGGACTCATAGGTTTAGCAATTCTTATCATAGCAGCCGTCTGGCTGGCATACGCACTGTTCAGGTTCATCGTCCTGTTCGCGACCGCCGTGCCGGCATTCATCATCGGACTGTTCAAGAAGGAAAACCGTCAGGAACTGGCAGCCGTCGAATGGGATCCGGACACGGTGCTGGGATTCGTCGTTCTGACGATCCTGGCAGCCCTGGCCATCTGGCTGATCATCTATCTGGAACTGCCTCAGGCAGCCCTGAGAACGCTTGAAATCCTGTTCTTCTGACAGTTTTTCCTGTCCTTTATTAGCCGCTTTCGAGCGGCTATTTTTGTGCCATAAACTCCGGATTTATGGCAAAAATCAAAGAAGAGAGCCTGAGGCTCAATATCATAATCAACGGCGACAAGGCACGAAAGCAGATCGCAGACTATGAAAAGGGACTCGACGTCCTGACCAGGGCGCAGAAGCGCCTCACGGAGACCCGCGACCGTCTCGCTGCAGCCGGCAAGACCGAAACACAGCAGTACCGCGAAGTCGAGATCGCTATCAAGGAGAATGCAGCAGCCATCACGGACTACAACCGCAAACTGGAAAACATGCGGAAAGGCATGCCGCTGACCTCGATGACCCTTCAGGAACTGAGAAAGCATGCCGGTCAGACCCGCGCCGCACTCTCGAAAGCGGTTCCCGGTACCGAAAATTTCACCAGACTGTCAAACGAACTGCAGGCGACCAAGGCGCGCATGATGGAACTCAACCGCGCGACGGACGCCACTCACAAGATCCTGGGAATCCAGATCAAGGGCTGGGGCGATCTTTGGGCTGTCATCCATTCCGGAATCAGCGTGCTGACACGCATCTGGAGCGGCGTCACAAGGCTGACAGACGAATTCATGGAGTACGACGAAGCCCTTACCGACGCCATGAAGACGACAAACCTGTCGAAATCCGAAGTCATAGCCCTTTCTGACGAAATCGCAAAGATCGACACCCGCACCGCTCAGAACGAACTCCTGGCACTTCTGAGGATCGGCGGTAAGCTGGGAGTCGAAGGACAGGAGAATCTTCTGGGATTCGTCCGCGCTGCAGACAAGATCAACGTCGCACTGAAGGAAGATCTGGGAGGCGACGCGGAAGCAGCCATCGCCCAGATCGGAAAGATGGTCGATATCTTCCAGCTGGAAGGTCAGTTCGGACTCGAAAGCGCCATGATCAAGGTCGGATCCGCCGTCAATTCACTGGGTATGGCATCGACCGCGAACGAAGGATATATCGTGGACTTCACCCGCCGTCTGGCAGGTATCGCGCCGAACGCATCGATCAGCATCGACAAGATCCTGGGACTCGCAGCCACCCTCGACAAGTACGGTCAGACCGCGGAAATGTCATCCACCGCCATAGGTCAGACCATCATGGCCATGTTCAAGAAGACGGAGACATTCGCCGATATCGCAAAGATGGAAGTCCAGGACTTCGCCGACCTCCTGAACAAAGACGTGAACGAGGCGTTCATCCGCGTACTGGAAGGAATGAAGGGATCTGATGGAACCCTTCATTCGGTCGTGGCAGCCATGGAAGAAATGCACCTTCAGGGCCAGCGCGCCGTCCAGGTTCTCGGTACTCTCTCAAAGAACACCGACGAACTCAGGAACCAGCAGGATCTTGCAAACGCGAGCTTCACAGAAGGATCCTCACTGTTGGAAGAGTTCGAGACAAAGAACACTTCAGCGACCGCGTCTCTGGAGAAACAGAAGAAAGCCATTCAGGAAGATATGGTCGCTATGGGTCAGGATCTCATGCCTGTAGTGACTGAAGTGATGGATCTTGCAGATCTGGGAATCGGAATCGGTGCCAAGATCATCGCACTGACCGTCAAGATGCGCGGCGTGATCCTGGCGCTGACAGTCGCAAAGCTGGCAGACGTGGCAGCCGACAAACTCAGGAACTTCTGGTCAAAGGCAAACAGGAAGGCACTGGCTGAAGAGGTTGCGACCCTCGAAGGCGCAAAGGCATCGACGATCGCCTATTCAGCCGTCAAGAACCTTCTGGCAGGAAACTTCAAGGCAGCAGCTTCTGCAGCCAAACTGTTCGGCACCGCGCTGAAGACAGCCATGGGGCCGGTCGGACTGGTCGTCGCAGCGCTCGGACTACTCAGGGTCGCACTCGACCCGCTGATCTCACGATGGAAGGAACAGCGCAAGCTGCAGAAGGATCTGGAAGAGTCGAACCGCAAGATGTCGGAATCATACGCCGACGCGGCTGAAGAGATAGACAGGAACCGACGCAATACCGACGATCTTCTGTCTGCAGTACGCCGGGCAAAGGTCGGATCCGACGAAAGAGCAGCTGCAATCAAGGCGATCAATACCCAATACAAGGACTACCTTCCTGCACTCCTGACAGAGAAATCCAGCAACGAAGATGTGGCAAAGGCATTGTCTTCTGTCAATGAGCAGCTGGAAAACAAGATCCGCCTGCAGGCAAAGGAACAGGAAATGTCCAGGATCAACGCCCAGGTCACCGACCAGACAAAGAAGACAGTCACCGGATTCATCGAAGTGCTGGAAAAATCCATCGGCCAGGAGACCACGACCGCCATGCGCGCGGAAATGACTCAGGCTGTCCTGGAATACAAGAACGCAATATCCGACGCATCACTGTCAGCAGCCGAACAGCAGCAGCTTAGAAACAAACTGTTCGGTACCTTCTTCGAACTGGGAGGAAATCAGATGTGGTTCCGCGGAAACAAACTCCGTGGCCTTCTCGACGGTCTGGATACCGTCATCGACTCCGCATCACGCGCGACCGAATTACTGGATCAGATGTACGGCACACCGACGCCGACCACATCCGGATACAGCATCGACGGCGATAACGGTGAACCGGATCCATACGCAGGAGGCGACGATGACGGCAAATGGTCACTTTCCAAGGATAAGGACTTCCTGACAGCCCGCGCGAAACTGAAGAAAGACTACAACGGCGGCGTGATCAATACGGAAGAGGATCTGAACAAACAGATCCTGCAGCTGGAAATCGACACCCTTCAGAAGCGCCTGAAACTTGACAGTCTGTCTGCAGACGAACGCGCTGCACTCGAAGATGATCTTCAGGATCGTCTCATGAAGCAGAAGCAGGCTGCAGCAAAGGCCCAGGAGCAGCTGGACAAAGAGATAGCAGCCATGACCGCCGACAGCGCCCGCACTAGCCAGCAGATCCGCGACGATGCGATAGCAGCCGAAAACAAGAGATATGCAGATCTGCAGGTCAAGTATGCCGGTAATGCTGCAGCACTGGAAGCAGCCAAGAAACAGCATGAACTGAAGATGTCCAGGATCGAAATGGACTTCCTTACAGCCCGGATATCCGAAGCCGATATCGCACACCAGAATAAGATCGCAGCGCTGAAGAATGAGCATCAGGAAGAACTTGCCCTTGCCCGTGCAAACGGCGAGGATCTGAAGCAGCTTCAGGCTGATCAGGCTGAAGAGATCGCAAAGATCGACATGGAGTACGCCCTGAAACTTCAGGACATCCTCGATTCAGTCCTGAATCTGGAAGGAGAAATCGACGTATCCCTTACCGGACTGACCCCTGCAGAACTGGAACAGGTACGAAAGAAGCTGGAAGAGATCCGCGCCATCCGTAACGAAATGGACGGTACCACACCGAAGACATCAAAAAAGACATCTGCAGATCCGACTACCAAGAAGACCGGTACCATGTTCGGGCTGGATAGCGAAGAGTGGTTCGCCTTGTTCGACAAAGGCGTGGACGGATGGACGAAGATGTCCCTGGCAGCCGATGCATTCGGAGCTGCAGCCCAGGATGCGATGAACATCGTATCCATGGCCATGGATCGCCAGGCAAATATCGAAGCAAAGAACCTGAAGCAGTTCGAGAAGGATCAGGACAAGAAGCGAAGCGCGCTGGAAAAACGCCTGGACGCCGGACTGATTACAGAAGCGCAGTATCAGGCTGAAATCGAAGCTATGGATGCGGAATATGCCGCCAAGGAAGAGGAAATGGCGCTGAAGCAGGCTAAACGCGAGAAGGCACTGTCACTGACCCAGGCGATCATCAATACAGCCATGGGAGTGACGAAGGCGCTCGGATCCATGGTGCCGCCTCTGAACTTCATCAACGCCGGAATCGTGGCAGCCATGGGAGCGACGGAGATCGCTCTGATCGCATCCACCCCGATCACGACCGGATACGCAAAGGGAGGACGCATGAAGGTCAGACGCGAACAGGACGGACGCATCTTCGACGCCCGCCTGTCTCCGGATTCAAGAGGATTCATATCTACACCGACAGCCCTGGTCGGCGAAGGCGGTACCGAATATGTCATTCCTGCAGACGGCGTCTCAAATCCGTCCCTTGCTCCGTTCCTGAACACGATCGAGACCGCACGTCAGCGCGGTACTCTGAAGGATCTGTCATACGAAAGCCTGTACGCACCGACCATGACAGGAAGGGCTTCAGGAGGATTCGTATCTACATCGACGACACTGACGGATCCGGATTCACCTGATGACGATCCCGTATTCATCGAGATCCTGGAACTGATGCGCGATATCCGCGGAAAGATGGATGACCCGACCCCTGCAATAGTGGCCATGCTGGGGCCTCATGGGCTGGTCAAGGCATTTGAATCCTACAACAAAATGAAGAAAAACGGTCAAGCATAATGATAGAGATCATCACCATAAACGGCGTTTCCCTCGACCTTGATCCCGAGGGAACTTTCGAAATTGAAATGGAACAGCCGCTTCTCGATACAGAGGCTGTTCCCGTTCCTTATTCCACAGCGATATCGTTCCTTCCATCACATAAGAACTGCAACGAATTCGGATACATCCCGGCGCTGATGATGGAACCTTCAAAGAATTCCATTATTGCAGATATATATGTGAACGGATTCAAGCTGATGTCCGGAATCCTTATCTATGAATCCATCGATGAAGGATTCGTCAAATACAATTTCGCGGCGAAAGACAGCATCACAAAGCTGGAGAGCAAGGATATTTCCGAAAATAACTTCCTGGGATACATCACACCCAGGTCCCCGGATGGAAACTACCAGCAGATCCGAGACAACATGCACGACAAAATCAAGGCGCCAACACTTATCAACAAGTCTGCAGTCATGACTACCATACAGTCGAATCCAAAGGATCCGAACCTGATTGTCGAAGTTCCGATAAGGTACCACAATTTCCCCGGCGATTATGACTCCCTGTTTACGCCGGCTGTCAGACTGTATGACTTCCTGATAGATGAATTCGGATCCGGATTGACCATCGACGATGATATCCTGCAGGATCTTCAGAAAATATACATGATATGCCCGTACAAGCCGACAGCAACATCGGCGCCGAACGGATTCGGAATAATCATCCCGATGAACGAGACACTTCCGAAAATCAACAAGCTGGAACTCTTCAAGAATCTGGCAAAGATCTTCGGAGCCGCTTTCTATAAGGACGGCGAGAAGTTCAGACTGAAAAGAGCCGGCAGGATCCTGTCGTCTGCACCGGTTGTCGATTGGAGCGATAAGATCTCCGATGAATTTTCCAGCAGACCGGAAACCCCAAAGAAATATATCCTGAAATTCGAGGATGATTCGTCAGACAACGCCTACAACATGAACGACCTGGCTTCTGACCTGGAAGATGGAGATATTCTGAATAAATCCTCATATTACAACATCTTCAGGACCAATGTCTATGCAGGAGAAAAGTCATACACCCTCCTGCACACCCCGACAGGAGACATCTTCTCAGTCTTTCATGCGCTGACAGCCGACAAGCGGTATTCGGATCCTCCGATAATGGCAGACAGCGTCCTGCGCGCTTGCAATAATGTGGACGCCACAGAATCAGACGACGATACATTTGACAATTCCATATCGATGACCGTCGTCCGTCCTGTTCCGGACACGATTATCGACGAATCCGGATCCGTTCTCGACCTGATAGTCGCGCCACTGATCACGCCTCCTTCCATAGGCGAAGAAAGAGGATCCATGGTATTGATAGGAATAATCAGTGACGGCCAGATGACAGACAAGGGATTCATTCCGGTACCGACTGCCGATTCCGATGTTTTCGGCGTTCCTATCTTCCAGGATAAGGATCTGGGGTTCTCGTTAGATCCTACAAGATTGCTCGAGAAATATCACTCTGAATTTGCCGCATGGCTGGAAAAGAGACGACAGGTAGTGACCGTCGATCTCAAGCTAACAACCAAGGATATCGCCTCCTTCAGGATGTATCAGAAGATCTATTTTAAAGGACGCGAATGGATTCCTTTGAAAATTTCCGTTTCTGTGAATGTCGCTTCCGGATCCATCGACGCATCCGGAGACTTCATATCAGTGTAACGTCCTTTTTCATCTATTCCTGTAGAAGTACATTTGCTTAAAATATAACACCATGAATATAACTGGGCCAGAAAGCAACGAGATCATTTTTTCCAGATCATCAAGAGATATGATCGTAACAGGCATCCCTTCAGGGGTTCCTTTCGAGATCTATTTCATATACAAAGAACAGCGATTCGGATTTGCAGCACGCCAGTATAATGGAAAATACACGCTTCACCTCGCAGAAGTCCTGAAGGCGCTCGAAGATAACGCCACAGCCCCAGCGGTACCTGACGGCAGCTTCCTGAACATTAGTCCGGAAAAACTGACAATCGAATTCATGCTAGACAACACCCTGTCAGAAACAAGGACCATCAGCTGGATTCCAGGTTATTGCAAGGCCAATACAGATGACATCACCCAGCTTCTGCAGTGCGGCTACTGGTGGACGATGCGCCCACAGAATGCATATACGCTTCCATGGTCACGCGAAATCCTGCAGCTGGCTGTTCCAGCTAACTTTAAAGGAAAGCCGATCGAGATATTCGCAGACGTCCATTTCTATGAATTCGGAAAAAAGCGCCTCCTGTATCAGACAATTCCTTATACAGCGGATGCTAGAATGGTCGCCATCGATGTAAGCTTCAAGCACATCGAAGCACTGACTTTCCGTTCCGAATATACGGGCGACCGCATCCTGGCATATGATATTGTCGGAGTCGTGGACGGCGTCGAAGATCTTCCTATCGGACAGCGCTTCATCGTAGTGCCGAAAGACAGGAATATCCGCGGCTGGTATTTCAGGAACAGTCTCGGGGCATTTGACACAGTCTATTCGTTCGGATCCGTCACTCGTGCCCTCGAATCGGAGATCAAGACCTTCACAACAAACATGAAGGAGCTTGAGGTAAGCAACATTTCAAAGGAAACATTCTCCATCGACACAGGCTATATCAAGAATCAGAAGGAACTGAACTTGTGGTATGAATTCCTTCGATCAACAGAAAGATACGCCATCCTCTCGAACAACGAGATATCCAGGATCATCGTCGATGAATCCGACTCAAAGAAGACCCTGAACGAAGTCGGAAGCCTGACCTTCAGATGCAGAATGTCTGAAGAGATCGAAGGGTACGGATTCACAAAGACGCGTCTGGAAGATTTTAGCGACGGCTTCACATGAGGGCTAGCCTCAGATTCTGAGCCAATCCAATACGTCCCGTCACTGTCAATCAATGACGAAGATAGAAATATCATCATCCGCGCAATCGAAGCAGCCCGTCATCAGCCCCGTCTGATCGATGGCACATGGTGGATGTGGGATTTTGATCAGGGCAAATACATCGACTCTACCAAGACAGGATCATTCGAGGACTCGGCTACATTGAACAATATACTGGAAAACCTTCAGGTCAGACTCAAGAACCTTGAAGACGCAGAACAGGTGAAGCCAGCCATCGCAGAGTTCTTGACACAGGACGAATACGACGCCCTTTTATCTGAAGATAAGATCGAGAGCGAAAAGATGTATTTCGCCTTCCTTGACTCAAGCCATTCGCCAGACAAGCTTCTTCATGCCTACCTTGGCAAGACGATCTTCGCAACCCGTCTGACTGACGGCCAGATCGCGCTAGTATCCAATCCGGAAGGAGCCGAATTCGGCAACTTCAGAGAAGGCGAGTCCGGAGCGCTGATCACCAAAAAAGGAACGGCTGAATTTGAATCCGCTAAGATCCGCCGATCATTCATTACGAATGAGATTATTTTCAATAGAACGAGCGCTCAGGAAGGCGACACATTCTATTCGGAAAACGGACTTATCGACGCCCTTGTCGCCCATCAGGATGGGACATATACGCTTCAGCTGCAGCGCCGATGGGAAAACGACATGACGGCGTTTGCGGAAGGCGATATAATATACGGACAGCTGAACAATCTGACCATTTCAGGCGGCGTATCAACATCATGGATGCGCGTACTTTCTGTCAATCTGGTCACCAACAGCATCAATGTAGTCCTGTATCCCAACAATGAAGTTCCAGGAGGCGTCAACACACCGCCGGCCGAACTCATGAGACTGTCAAGACGTGGAAATGCGATCAACCCGGAAAGGCAAAGCTACTGGTACCTGTCGGCGACTTCGGAGAAATGCTTCATATGGCTGGAAGGCGTCGATAAGCCTATCCTCGAAGATCATAATTACTACATCATGATCGGCCGGCCGGCAAGACTGTCAATCTTTGACAACCTTCCTGTCAACTACCAGCACTCATATGTATATGCCAGGGGCGGAATCTTTCAGGACATCCTGAGAGTGGACTTCGCCGGGGATCCGATCCAGGAGCTTCAGGATCGCGGATTCTGGAGTCTGGCTACAGCTCAATCAGATAATCCGTATGTGTTTTCTGCATCAAGAGCTGACACTGTATGGCATTACGGCTGCAGATGGAAATGCCTGTCCTCAGGGACGACACAGGAACCGAAATACTCTTCATCAGACTGGGCGATGCTGGAAGGAAACCCTGAATTCAGCATCGAGATCGGATCAACGAAGGGATGGGTATTCACCATCAATAGATTCGCGACCAAACTGTTCATCACAGGAAAGCTGTATAATCAGGATGTGACCGACGATATCCTTGACGCCGATGTAACATGGACGCGAGATACCGGCAACGAACAGGAAGACGCTGCATGGGCCGTATCGAGAGCCGGATCCGGGAAGGAACTGAACCTGACAGTGGATGACCTCGGACCAGATTATTCAACGATGACATCCTGCACGTTCAGATGTGTGGCGATCCTCCGGGACGGCCAGATCGCTGAGAATTATGTGACATTCTAATTTTAACGACATGGCAAAGAAACCAAAAAGACTGGAAATCTATTTCAAGCCACTTCAGACAAGCTGCACCATCGAAGTGGTCGGAACTGTGCCGGCAAGACAGATATATCAGGCCGACAAAGCCGAATATACACCTGATTACACCCTGACGCCGCTGGTATTGTTCCCACGATGCAACGCGATCAACCTCGATTCGGACACAGTGATCGACAACATCAACCCCACGCTGACAAACATGAAATGGCATCAGATCGTCGGCGGAGTAGAATCGCAGATCATCGCTTCCACTCCAGGATATGAAATCACTCACGTCGGCGCCCGGAAAGGCCAGCTGAGAATAAGCAGGAACATCACAACTTCGCAGCCTGTTACGCTCAAGTTTTCCGCCAACTATACCGACGAACGCACTGGCCAGGTGTATAAATTTCAGATGAACGCAATAGTGATAGCCGTGGATGGAACAGCAGCTATCCCGACGATCACACTCGATTCGCCATCGACGGCCACGTTCAATCCAATAAGAGAATCACCGGCCATACAGGTGATCACCGCAAGAGTCTTTGCAGGAGACAAAGAAGTCACCGGCAAATGCCGCTTCTTCTGGTACAAGGTCAACCCGTCCACCGGCGCACATGAAACACCGGATGACAAAGATCTTGAATTCGTATCTGCAGCTGGGAACATCCTCACGATCGACAGAAGCTATATCGAGGAAGCGACATACATCTGCAAGGCGAGCTATGACCCTGACGGCAACCCTGCAGACACACCACTTCCATATCTGACGGTATCCACCACCATCCGTCGCCGGCTTGCAGCCTTTGAATGCGACTGGGAAGGCGTTCCTACAGTCGTCGCCGACGATACTGCAGCGGTATATCCCCGACCGATTGTCGAAGATACATTCGGAGTTATACCAAATGTCGAAGATGGCGAACTTAAATTCAGTTGGCTGGTCAAGAGAAGTCCAGGAGCGCCTTACACGATGATCAGCAACGAGATTGAGCCTGAAATCAAATTCAGCGACAGAATGATGATCCAGCTCGAAGTCGAGGATCGCGGCGCGCTGGTACCCCTGGTTGATGAAAACGGCAACACCATATACGACGGCGACAAGATCGTCACAACACGCAGAAACGGATAACATAACAATATATCATTATGGCATACTACATCAAAGTAACAAAGCAGGTCGCTGACAAGATGCAGCTGACTTCAATCAGGAACAAGACGGCAGACGGTAATTACCTTCTTTGGCAAGCTGACATCGCCGGCATTCCAGGCAAAACCGTTCAGGATAGAGCCAAAGCCATCGGCGGCGTATGCCTGACGGCCGTCGAGGCAAAAAAAGAGATTACCGGCACGACAACCGCGCCAGCAACAGTAATAACACCAGACGAATACAAGGAGGCATAACATGAGTCAAGCTAGTGCAATAGGACAGGTCATATTCATGCAGCAGGCAGGAGTATTCATGCCGATGATCCAGTGCAATCACGGCGACCTGTATCAGGAATATCTCGGAGAAGCTTCTGATCCGACCAACATCGCCCCGGATTTCACAACCCTCAAGCCCACCTTGAGCTTCATCCTTACAAGCTCAAGAGTCGCTGACGGGCTTGTGACGCCATCATCCGTGGACTGGTATTTCAACGGAGTCAAGCTCGAATTCTCTTCATCAGTTTCGACCAATAACTTCGGCGGCGAAACCGGTCATTTCAAATGGGTGGACAAAGCATCAAACGAAGGATATTTCGGTCTTCAGGTGATCAAGAACCTTGTCAAAGCCAGCGCCGGCGCAGCTTGTACCATAGAATGCCAGGCAGTCGTATCCGTCGGAAACGTCTCCGACACAATCAGGTTCCAGACATCGATCCCGATCACCAAGTCAGTCGGAAATCAGAAGCATGTCAGAATCACAGCCGGCGATAACAAGTACTTCACACTTGTAGATAAGGATTCATCCTGCATCCTGAAGGCGACTACAAGAATGGGAACGGACGAAATCACGAACGGCCTGACATACAAATGGTACAAGCTCATAAATGGAGCCTGGACAATCCTGACAGGGCAGACTAGCCAGACATTGACAGTTACATCGTCAATGGTAGATACAACAGCGATGATCAAAGTCGAGGTCTATCAGTCAGGTTCCATCATAGGTCAAGACGTTCAGTCAGTCATGGACGCATCAGATCCTTTTGACATCATCGTCGGAGCCGAACCGGAAGATCAGACGATAAGAAATGTCGGTGACGTCGTCACACTCACGCCGATCCTGGTCAAGAGAGGAAGCACAACCAAATACAAGGATGCACTTTTCTATTTCTCCCTGATGGACAGCGCAGGAGTACTCCTGAATGTCGGCCAGAATACGACCCCATTAGAATCATGTCAGGTCACATATGACCACTGCCAGCAAGCTGGCGGATCCGTGACCTACACAATCATGACAGTAGAATAATATGCCATCAATAACAGGAACAGTGAACTTTGCCATCAAGGGAGACAAAGGCGATCCCGGAACCGGCATAAAAAGCATCACGAAATACTATCTGACGTCTGCATCCTCGTCCGGAATCAGCATACACAGTTCCGGATGGGGTACCAGCGTCGTCATTCCTAATGAAAGCAGACCGTATCTTTGGAATTATGAACGCATCGAACTGACAGACGATTCCGATCCGATAACGACGGAACCGGCCATCATCGGAACATACTCCAAGGACGGAAGAGGAATACAATCGATCACAGATTACTGGGCACTTTCGTCATATGGAACAACTGCACCCACATCCGGCTGGAGCACTTCACTGAAGACGCCTACATCTTCATTGAAGTATCTTTGGAATTACGAAAGGCTCCATTATGACGATAGCAGCTATTCAGACACGACGCCACATGTAGCAGCCGTCTATGGAGACACGGGTCCGGAAGGCCCAACTGGCCCGGAAGGTCCGACAGGTCCGGAAGGTCCAACTGGCCCGGAAGGTCCGACAGGCCCGGAAGGCCCAACTGGCCCAGAAGGTCCAACAGGGCCGGAAGGTCCAGAAGGCCCACAAGGCCCGGAAGGCCCACAAGGTCCGGAAGGTCCAGAAGGCCCACAAGGCCCGGAAGGTCCAACAGGACCACAAGGACCATCAGGCCCATCGGGGCCACTCGCGTATCCGGCTGGCATATGGAGCAGTTCCACAAGGTACACATACACAGACACGGCCGTCCCTGTCGTGATGTATAATGAAATATACTACATCCTTCAGGACAACAGTACAACTCGCGCCGGCCTGATCAGTTCGACAACCCCAGCCGCCAGCGCTGCAGCTAATTCGCACTGGAAACAGTTCGATATGATGAAGTATGTCTTTTCGGAAGTTCTTTTTGCCGAATTCGCCAAACTGGCATCAGCCATCATATACGGAAGATATATGTTCAGCCAGTATGGCAGGGACGCGAACGGTAATGTCATTGAATCTGCAGACGGATACAAAGACTTCAATTACACTGATCCCACCGCTAGATCTTCGGCATTCCAGCCAAACTTGCTGTTTGATTTTCTGGAAGGATCAATCCACGCGCGCCGTGGAACGTTCTCTGGATTGATCCGAAAGCAGGCCACATATATAACGAATTCAAACTATTCGAGCTACATCGATAGCTCCGGATATATCAACCTGAGCAAAGCCGGCAGCCTCATAGTCCTGACGACCGAATATACGCGCCAGGTGCAGCTTATAATTGCACCAAACCATTTAGAAAACCGTCAGGATTTTCACAGGGAAATGGCCGGGCAGTTCGTGATAATCATGAATAAGACAAACATCAAACAGTCAATCTGTACGGAAGGATCTTGTCAAATTCTTCGACCGCACAAGTCAGCAGTATTTGAATGCAAACTGTCCTTATCCACCCTCAATCACTATGACGCATCTGGAACAAGAATCACCACTACACAGTCACGCGAAAATTATTCATGGTATCGAACAGACTGCGAATTTGCCGTAACCAATGTCATAACAGCAAAATACAATATAGTATCAACGTCATACGCTATTACGCTGCTTGGATCAACCTTCGATATCAGCCAAGTTGCAAAAATGGAGATCGACGGCCAGGCGATAACACCGGTATCTTCATATAGGTTTTCGAAAACAGGATACCATACCGTCAAGTTTTATTTGAATGGATCTCCTACCAACCTGTCATACCTATTTTACAACGCAACATCACTGATCGAGGTAGATATCAGCGAGGTGAATATGAACCTAGGTCCAAGCCTTAGATCCTCGTTCTATAATACCAGAATATCAGAAATCGTCATCCCTGCGTCCGCCAGCAGTGTCGGAGACATGAACAGCATGTTCAATTTCTGTTCAAATCTCAACAGAGTTGAGTTCCGAGGCCCAATGCCGTCGGCGGAAGTGGACGCTTCATCAGGAATGTTTTATAATGTCGCGTCAGCAGGTCAGTTAATCCTCAATAGCGCATACGCAAACTACTATACGACGATCAAAGAAATGCTTCCAACCGGATGGACTACAACAAACGAATACATGTAAACATAATTTATTATGGCAGAATCAACACAACTCATTGACGCCATCGGCAACTTGCCGACAGTGCAGCAGATGTCGCAGAGTGACAAAATCACCGTAATCATCAATCAGAAAGGCCGCCAGATCACCGCAAGAAATCTGGCCGGTGTGCTAGGAAGTGTCATATCCAACGACGACCGCTTTTATATCCAGTGGAAAACGACGGATGTGACGAAAACAATCACTTATGGCGGTAACACCGCGCTGATCGAATACTTCCGCGACTGGGTCGAGAGGGGCGCCCGTCCGAACGAGATCAAGAAGGACGGTACCGATTTCGCATATCTTCGCAATAGCGAAGGAGTCGCATCAAACATCAACTGGCTGAAGAGAGCCGACGGCACCGACAGTCATTACGCCAGCGACGACGCCGCCGATTATCTCCAGCAAGTCGAGATCCCTTCAATCAACCTGAAGTATGTGAAGAATGACCCAGCCGGATACGAACGCGTATATTTCAACCTGGATTCAGAGAACTGCCCTTCTGACATGTTCCCTCTGTTCAAGGACGGGTACAAAGACATGCCGCGATATGACATGACATTCAACGCCGACGGACAGACCGCAAATTCATGCGCCGGCGAATCACAGCCAGAAGGCGTCTGGAGCGCAAACCTAATCTTCTCCATGGGAAAGGCTACAAATGCGAATATGAGGTTCGTCACAGCATGGGAGATCACCGCATTCGGCTGGATTCAGGCAGCATATTACGGAACATTCAACATGCAGACCGCTTTGGCCAGCGGATTATCAACAGGATCAGAAGCAGCTGCAAGAAGCTTCATCAACGGCGCCACAGACAGCCTGTCTGCCGCATGTGGAGCGATCAGCGGCGGAGCCTTCAGATTTATGTATATGGAAAATTTCTGTTGGGGCAAACAGTATCTGTGGGGCGCCGGATGGTATCAGACAGCTGCAGGCAAATACAGGATGACGCTCGATGACGCAAAGGCGGCTGAAGCAGTATCCATTTCTGCAGCAAACGCGGAAATCACAGGCGAATACATGACAGTAGCAGAAAGCGGCTGGAAGTACGGCCTGGCCGTCGATTTCTTCAGTGGTGCGGCACTCGATAACGGCGCATCGACATCTACGGGCTTCTGTGACGGAACATATGCCTACAATGCCGCCGGCTCCATCTTTTACGCCGGTGGCGCCTCGGAGTTCGGGTCGTCCTGCGGTCCGTTCTGTCGCTATCTGTACAATGGCGCGTCGTACGCGCACTGGTACCTACGGGGTCGCTGTTCACTGAAAAGATAAATAGATGACCGGGAGCGTCAGCTGACGCTCCCTTTGAAAGATGGCTTCCTCTCGCCCCGCCGGTGGCAACTCGGAGAACGGGACGAACTGCGGTCCGTTCTGTCGCAATCTGAACAATGGCGCGTCGAACGCGAACTGGAACCTACGGGGTCGCTGAACTAATTTAGGGCGGTATGCCGCCGTCCTCGACAATGTAACAATCAGGAGAGGGAGTCATGGGATAAAGTACGCCCAATGAAACGAGGTGCCAAGAAAACAAGTAGGCTATGCAAAATACTGCAGAATAAGTCCGAACGAAGTTAATGGCGCCGCAAATTAGAACACAATGGCAAAAAGAATAGGTTTGGTGCGAAAGAAATTCCTCACACGCGAACGACTGATACAGATCGTTCACTACCTTTTGCGCCCAGAAAAACAGAAGACATGGTCGCAGAATATACGCCATGAATGGGAGGTATTTCTGGACAGCTTTGAAGACAATATCACCCGGCTATATTATAATCTGAGATATCAAGTATATACGCCGCAACCCTTCATGATGTTCGAGAAAAAAGAAGGCCGCAAGGTCAGGCAGATATCCGCGTCGCATGTCACGGATCAGATCGTTGACTGCCTTCTAACAGATTGTCTCATGTATGTATATCTTGAGAAAAAACAGATCATTCCGAATACAAGCTATGGATCTATCCCAAACAAGGGCCAGCACAAGCTCCGAAAGATAATCATCAACAAGATCCGACACAGAAAGGATCTATATGTCGGCGTGGGAGATACAGAAAAATTCTACCCCACGATGAAGCATGATATCCTTATGGACTTTCATCGACAGCATATAAAAGATAAATGGCTTCTTTGGTTATGCGACATCATGGTTCGGAGAATGGAATCCGGAATCGCGCTTGGATCACCAAGCAGCAACATCAACGGACATGTATATCACGCAGAATGCGACTGGTATATGATAACAAAGCTTGGCATCCGGAGATACTATAGATTCTGCGACAACAAGTTCATAATCCACCGAGACAAGAATTACCTTCATACGGCCATGCGCGAAATGATGGCCCAGGTCGAGAAGGTCGGCCAGAACGTCAAGCGCAACTGGCAGATCGTGTATTGCAAAGAAGCTAGAATCGAATGTCTCGGCGGCTTAATTAACAGTCACAACGCACGACTGAAAAAGGATTCCCGGATCCGGATTGAAAGGATCATCCGTCAGCGGATCCGCGACGGAGACTATGAAAAAGCGCTCGCATCCTGGGGCGGCATATGCGGATCACTCGTCAATCTTGACGTCCGGAATCTGATCGAATTCTGGAAAGACAGATATCCGAGATTCTTTGAAATGATAGGAATACGTCGCCAACAGCTTGCTGAACAAAAGAAATTCAACCGCAAACACAAGAGGCTACAGAAGATACTTGACAAGGCTTTTGAAAATTATGAATCTTTCTACAACCAGACACAAGAAACTGAAACATGCTTTCAGCGGCCAGAAACTCTATGTTTCCAATGTCCTTTTTAAGCCCATCGTAATAACGAACTTTGAAATCGCGGAATCGTCACTGCACCCTGGAAAGGAAATGCTCGTCGCTCAGGTCAGCTTCCTGGCCGACGACGGGAAAGCTCAGACAGGAGTACTATTCACGGAAAGCTATTCGCTGATCGACTCCATCCGGAACACAGAAGAAGATCTTCCGCACACAACGAAAATCATCCGCAAAAGCGACAGATATTACTATTTCTGCCAGCTGAACAAAATAGAACTATCTAAACTCAAGACAATAGTATGATTAAAGGAATAGACATCGCTTCAAGAGAGCAGGAAACCTTTCAGAAAGTCGCATCTGGCACATATCGCTACTATGGCGACAAAAAGACAGAAGACAAAGAAGGTGAGATATCGCATGTATCCACCTACTATGAAGACCATGCCAACGCCGGAATTTCCGCGCTGGACTTCATGAAGAAGTGCCGTCTTCAGGAACTCATGGATCGAGACAATTCGTCAGCCATCAATGAGTTTATGATCGGGGATCAGCCGGTATGGCTTGACAAGGCAACAAGATCCGGACTCGATCTTCGACTCAAGGCAGAAAAAGCGAAATCAAAAACCACGACGACACTGTGGTATAACGGCATCCAGTTCACGCTCGATATTGATATCGCAATCTCGATGCTTCTGGCGATTGAGGTATATGCATCAGAATGCTATGACAACACCCAGAGAATCGCGGCAGCCATCGAAGAAATGGACTCTGCAGAAGACGTTTTCACATTCGACATAACTCAGGGATATCCCGATAAACTTAAATTCTAACGATATGAATGAAATCTTTATAGGCACCGGACCAATGATCAGCATCGTGGTCGCCGCCTGCATAGTGGTATTCGTGGCCATGATCATCGACCTTGGATCCGGACTCATGAAGGCGAAGCAGCGCCATGAGATCCGTTCCAGCTGGGGACTCAAACGAACCCTGAACAAATTCATAATGTACGAAGGCGGCATGCTGATCGCGGCTGGCGTGGATCTTCTCATTCACTTCAGCCACCTTCTGCAACTGTTCCACCTGGATCTGATATACGGCATTCCTGTGATCACCTGTCTTCTGGGAATTTTCCTTCTTATGGTAGAATTCCTGTCGGTTCGCGAAAAGGCTGACGAAAAGACGAAGACCGAGATCGCCAGGGCTGCAGAAGCGGCGTCAAAACTGATATCTGCAGACGATCTGGCTGAAGCCATAGCGAAAGCAATCGAACTGAATAAAACCAAAGGATCATGACAAGAAAAGAAATCATCAAGCATCTGCAGAAGTTCTTCAGCATTGAAGAACTTGTCTGCGATCACACCTTGAAACAATGGGGCGACAGATCCTGGCAGTTCCTTGATACAGACTACATGCACTGTCTTCTTGTCATCAGACGCGATATCCTACAGCTCCCTATGGTCTGCAACCATGGAGAAAGCCATCAGAGAGGACTCCGATGTAATCTTTGCCAGATCTGCAAAGACAAGACAGATCAGGATCAACTGTATCTATCGACCCACCGGTTCGGAAAAGGCGGCGATCATACCGTCAAAGGGATGACTGCCGAACAGGCAAGAACCAGGATCAAAGAACAGAAGCACCTCCTGCCATGCCCGATCAGAATGGAAAAGGGCGTGAACTGGCTACACTTCGACGTCCTGGATCAATACGGTACCGACGACAAGATTATCGAATTTTAACCCACCAAAACAAACAATAATATGACAGATTTACTTTTGAAACTAATCCGGAAGCCCCTGTTCTGGGCGCTCCTGGCCGTCGCGACACTGTCAGTGATAACAGTGACGCAGTCGTCTAAAATCAAGGCGCAGAAGTCAGATATCGAGCGATATCAGGTCAATCACGAAACACTTCTGCAGGATCTTCAGAACTACCAGTCAGAAAACGGCAGACTGGTATCATCCGTTCAGGCCCTCACGCTCCGGGCTGACGAACTGGAAACGCTCATTCCATCCTACACACATGAGATCTCTCAGCTGAAACTCAAAGTTCGCGATCTGCAGTCTGTAGCGCATCTGACAACAGTCACAGAAGCCGATATCCTGGCACCAATCGACACCGTCAGAACACCGAACATGCAGCACGAATACACGGACGCGCCACCAACCGATATCGATATCCCTCATGAATTCTTTTTCGAAGACAATTATATCACAATACGCGGAACAATCCATAATAACCAGGTTCAGGTATCCGTCGAACATCGTGACAGTCTCACACTTGTAGCCCATAGAAAAGCCCGGAAATGCCTGTTCAAGCGCAAAGGCAAGATCATCGGATACAACGTCCTATCGAAAAGCCCATACACAAAAATCACGAATCTGGAATATATTGAACTTACTGAATAAGCCATTAGTTTAGTGTGAAACGCCCGGTCGGCCGTGAGGTCCGCCGGGCTTATTAAATGCACAATACAGCCGGGAATTCCAGCCAGAACAGAAGGAAAGCCCTCGATCAGATCCGACCTAGAATAGAAGGAAAACGCCCGTCCGGCTGAATTGTGCGACCGCTTTGAAAATAAATTCGTAAGAATTTGGATCCGAAAAGGGCACGGCGCGATTCCCCCGGACCCCCACATTTTCAAAAGAACATAGCGAAATAGGTCAAAAGTATGACCGGCGTCGTCTGATCACCTCATTTGCCTCCTTCGACTCCGTCGGAGTGTACAGGTTTGTCATTTCTAATGAATGATGTCTGGCCTGATCACGCACGGCTAACAGATCCGTATTGTCGCGAATCATATCGGTTATACCGGTATCTTTTAATGAATAGAATTTATATTCATCGGGCCAAGAGAAATGATTTCTGACTTTTGTCCATGCATCGGTGAACTGCTTGCTACTTCTATATCTATTGCCAGGAAGGAAATTATCACTGAACAAGTACCAGTCAGATGGGCAATTTAATACGCCTAATTCCAGCATGAGGTTCAAGACACAATCAGGAAGAGTAACGATGCTGCTCTTGCCGTTTTTCGACACATCTGATGATATGTATATCGTTCCATTCTTTACAGATATATCCTTAAGCTTGATGAATGTCATTTCCTTTGGCCGGATGAAGCAATAATACAGTATGTAGCATCCAAGAAGAAAATGCCTGTCATATTCCATCAAATAGTCTTTCAATAGCAACATGCACTCTTTAGGTATCGTAGTGCGGTTTTTCTGATATTTTTTCTTTCCCTGCACCATTGTGATATTCGCCGTAGGATCTTCGCTGATATAATTCTTTTCCATCAAGAACGACGCAAAGCTCCTGAACCACCCTAAATAATTATCGCGCGTTCGCGCAGACTTACCAGCATCCATCCAAAGATAATCAAGAAAGCTATTTATAGCATCCTTTTTGAATTGATACATATAAACAACCGGCTTATGCTGCTCCACATTCCACGCACGAAAGCGATTCATGAAGGAGAGATATCCGTTATACGTTTTCACCCTCATCAGCCCGTCTTCCATCATTTTATAAAGATATTTAAGATACGAGCCGCAAGCGTCATCAAACAATCCGTATTCTTTCGGATTATTCAGACTCATGAAAGGATTATATCCCTTTTTCAGACGCTCGTTAATCTCAATCTCCATGTCTTTTGCATAAGACCTCCGCTCGGCGATCTTCTTAATAGGAGGAACAGAAATGCGGCATCTCTGCAAAGATTCTTTTTCGGGATTATAACAGTAGAATACAATATACCATCGTTTACCGACAGAGAGCTTCGCAGGTATATAACCGTTTACAGCGCGAAGCGAATTTTTTTTACGACCGACAGACATTTTTTTTGTTGGGGAATCCCGAGAATCCCCCAACATGCATGACATATTCTGGCGCAAATTTGGCGCAACCTTTTTACGAAATTTGCCGTAACTTTCTAATTTAGAAGAAGTTACGGCAACTTTGTAGCGGGAGGAGGACTCGAACCTCCGGCCTCCGGGTTATGAGCCCGACGAGCTACCAACTGCTCTATCCCGCGATATTGGACTGCAAATATACGGACATTTTTTGAAACTGCAAATTTTTATTGCAAAAATTCAATCATTCCCTCTACATCATCTTTGGCAAACGACTTCTGCTCGCCTGTAGAAAGATTCTTCACATTTACCACACCTTCTGCGATCTCGTTGCCTCCGACAATCGAAAGGAACGGTATCGCCTTCTTGTCTGCATAGTCGAACTGCTTCTTGAGCTTTGTCTGTTCAGGATAGATCTCGCATGCGATTCCAGCCTCTCGGAGAGACTTCACGACCGGGATCAGATACTTGAGTTCATCTGTACCCATATTCGCAAACAGAAGCTTCGTTGTAGAGGTCACTTCAGAAGGGAACTTGTCAAGTCCCTTGAGGACATCATATATACGGTCTGCGCCGAATGAGATACCTACTCCTGACATATTAGGAAGGCCGAAAATGCCTGTCAGGTTGTCATAACGGCCACCGCCGCAGATACTTCCGATAGCAAAGTCCTTTGCCTTCACCTCGAAGATGGCTCCTGTATAATAGTTCAGACCACGGGCAAGCGAAAGGTCGATCTCAACATCGTGACGGATACCGGCAGCATCGATGAATCCAAAGAGTTCCTCGAGCTCATCCAAGCCCTTGAGACCTGTCTCTGAAACAAGGCCGGAAGCAGATTTTCCGTTCATGAGGTCGCGCATCACCGCAATCTTCTCTGCAGTAGAGCCGGAAAGGGTAAGAACAGGGCGGATGACCTCTACAGCCTCCGCGGTCAGTCCCTTCTCGAGCATCTCAGCCTCAACGGCCTCCAGGCCGATCTTGTCAATCTTGTCGATTGCAACAGTAATGTCAACGACCTTGTCAGGGAATCCGCAGATCTCTGCCATTCCGGTAAGCACCTTGCGGTTGTTTATCTTGATGCATACGTTTACATCAAACAGAGTGAATACCCTGTCAACGATCTGCACAAGTTCAAGCTCATTAAGCTGTGATGTTGAACCGATCACATCCACATCACACTGATAGAACTCTCTGTAACGGCCCTTCTGAGGACGGTCTGCACGCCATACAGGCTGGATCTGGAACCTCTTGAAAGGGAATGTTATATCGTTCTGGTGCTGAACGACAAAACGTGCGAAAGGCACAGTCAGGTCATAACGGAGACCTTTCTCGCAAACCTTCAGAGAGAGAGCCTTGCTGTTGTAGCCGTCCTCTGTACCCTCGACACGGTAATCATCATAATTGATCTTCGAGAATGCATCTCCCGAGTTCAGGATTCTGAAAAGAAGCTTGTCACCCTCCTCACCGTACTTTCCAAGAAGAGTGCTCAGATTCTCCATTGACGGAGTCTCTATCGGAGCATATCCATATGTCTTGAACACCGAACGGATCGTATCGAATATATAGTTTCTTCCTGCCATCTCTGCAGGTCCGAAATCTCTGGTTCCCTTTGGAATTGACGGTTTCTGTGCCAT